CAATCTTAATTCTGATAGTAAAGCTACATTAATTGAGTTACTTTTATTAGCATCTGAAAACAATGGTGAACTACCTGAAGTCCACAAGATAGCCTTTAGATTAAGGAAGACAGAGGATTTCATTAACGAGCAAATCAGTCTGTTATCACATTGGTTACAAGATGATAACAACTTGATAACAACTTGTGAACAAAATGTTCTCCTAGAGAAGAGAAGAATAGAGGAGAATAAAGATATATACTTCGATGACTTCTGGAATAGTTTGTTAGCAAAGAGAAAGAATAATAAAAAGGGATGTAGAGATAAATGGATTAAGCATGGGCTAGATAGTGAAGCAGATACTATCATCAACTGGATAAAGTCTATGAATGTAACTAAAGAATGGAAGGATGGTTTTAATCCAGCGCCTGAAACTATTATCAATCAGAGAAGATGGGAAGATGGTGATAGTCCTAAAGTTAAATATGATTGGGAGGGAGCACTATGATACAGACAGTTGGCGATATGATGGACCAGTTAACTATCTCTTCAGATGAGATAAGAAACTATAAGAGCAAGAGTAAGGATGACTTTAAGATTAGAGATATGACTAACTTTGCAGATGATGTTATAGATTATTTCTATAAGGAACTCAAGTCAGGTAAGAGTTTAGGCTTTCCAAAGATGGACTCTGGATACCTTTGCAGATTAAGCGAGGTAAATTTAATTACAGGGATTAGCGGTCATGGCAAAACCCAAATGCTGATGCAATGGGTCAATCATTTATCCAAGACAGGAAAGTGTTTAGTTATGTCTATGGAGATGAGACCAGAGATTTCTATTTCAAGGCTTTGCCGTATTGGTCTTGGTCGTAATTCAACTGGAGCTCCACCAACTCCAAAGTTTATTAAAGAATACTGTGAAGAGAAGAAGGATAGTATTTATATCTATGACCAAACATCAACGACCACAAGTGATGATGTCTTCGCCAGTATGATCTATGCAAAGGAAGTATTGGATTGTGACTACATAATTGTAGACTCTTTAATGACTATACAGGATGTGGATGAGGGCAACGATGGATACAATCAGCAGAAGAAGTTTATCAATAAACTATCCGTCATGGCTAAATCTTTAAACATGGCAGTATTCCTTGTAGCACATTTAAGGAAAGTTGCTGATGAGTTACAAGCTCCAGATGCACAAAGTATCTACGGCTCTAGTAACATTCGTAATTTGGTAGACAACATCATCATGATATACCGCAATAAGTTGAAGGAAAAATGGGCAGATGATAAAGCCAAGACTGAAGATGAGTTGAAGGTAATGCCAGATTGTTTAGTCTACATACAGAAACAAAGGAACTATCCATTCGAAGGTAAGTTTGGATTTTATTTTAACAGAGCCAGTATGATATTTCAGGAGACCCCGCTATGAATGATCTACTTAAATTTATTAAAGAGTTTAACTGTACCAGTTACAAAATTACAGATAAGAATGGTGTTGTTATTAAATATGTAAAGGAAGGTAAAGATGCGATTCACCCTAACAAAAAACAATCTTGATAATTTTATAGACAAGATAAAACAATTAGACTTTGATAAACTATGGAGGGTTGATGTGAATGAACATAAATTTACTAGAAGCATAGAGCAGAATAAACGATACTGGAAACTTCTGAAGGCTATCGGTGATGGACTGGGTTATGAACCAGAAGAGATGGACTCACTTATGAAGTTTAGATTTCTGAAGGAAGAGGTGGAAGTTAACGGTGAGAAGATTGTTAAGATTCCAAGTACCACTTCTCTGAATACTGAAGAGATGGCTGAATACCAGAAGCAGATAGAATGGTGGGCATCTCAATATGGTTTTCAATTTAAGGATGAGTAATGTTTCGCAGTAAGAAGATGATGGAAGCGTGTAGGAAATTACCATGTATGCACTGCGGGGCTAACGATGGCACAATAGTTGGCGCTCATAGGAATATGGGTAAGGGGATGGCTATGAAAGTAAGCGATGCTTTAGTCGCATCCTTATGCTACAATTGCCATCATGAATATGACAATGGAATAAATCTCAATCGTGAGCAGAAGCGTGAGATGTGGGATAAAGCCTACATCAACACTATGCAGTACATGATCGAGAATGGGATTCTTCATGTTTGAATATGTATTAGTTGTATATCTTACAATGAGCAGTCCAGAATATGTGGGGCATTTTGTAGATTGTACACGAGCCAATGAGTATGTGATGAAGCACTATCAAAAGGCAGAGTATACAAGCTGTCTACATGAGGATTATATTAACTTGCCAGAAGGCTTAATTAAAAAGGAGATCAAGTAATGGGTAAGGGCAGTAGCCGTAGACCAACGGATGATAAGAAGTATTCAGATAACTACGATAGAATATTCGGGAGTAAGAATGGCAAAGACAAGTCCGACACAAAGAACACTAAAAAGACTAAAGGATAGTCAAGAGTATCCTCTTGTTAAGATAGTCGAGAGATGGAATTCATTCGCAAAGGTACGCCAAGACCTGTGGAATTTTGATATTCTCGCTATCGATAGCAAAGGAAATACGGTAGCCATTCAAGTTACTAGTAAGACAAACATGAGAGCAAGGATTCGCAAGATAGAGGATTCAGAATACACTCCTCATCTTCGAGAAGCAAACTGGACTTTGTTAGTAGAGGGTTGGTACAAAGACGGTCATAGGTGGAAATCAGAAATCATTGACATTTCCTAGGAAAATCCTATGACAGATAACATAATACTATATAAGAGGATATAATAATGGATATAAACAGAGTAAAACTTATTTTAGAAGACTGGGCTTTATATATGAAAGTGGATAATCATAAGTTAGGCTATCCTAGTAAATCCATTCTCATTAATTCAGGCGGGGAGTCATCGCATGAAATATTTGAACAAATGATTGATGATATGGATTTTAATAATGTTCAAGCTATGGATGCAATCATTGACTCATTAGAACCATTACAAAAACAAGCGGTCTACTCTAGATATTTAAAAGAGAAGAAGCCAGTTGAATATACACGCCTACTCTCATTAGCTATGGATAATATAATAACTTTAGCTTCTCGTAGAATTCCTGCCTAATTTTACTCAATTCTCATTAGTACCTATGTTATAATATGCGAGTGGGATAGGTACGCCCATTTACTTTATAAAGTTACATCCTCCCGAAAAGCCTTGCTACTCTCTCCAGCAGGGCTTTTTGTTTTATGGGTATGGTAAGGTATAGGAAGGGTAAAGAAAACCTCACCACGAGCCCTGTACGAGCTCGTAGCGTGGTTAATTCTCATTAGAAAGTATAAGTTAGATAAGAAGCTATCAATAAGAGGGTAAAAATTCCCATTCTCATTAATAGCAATGGCAAATGTTTTTTGAATCTTTGCCAGCGTGTAGGTTTAATATGCTGATTGACTTCATGTAAATAGCGTTCAAGATCCATAGTTAAGCCCCTTTTTTAAATTTTTTACAGTCTTCTTTAAGTTGATAATTGCCATAATAATGACTATCTGAATCTGTATCATATTCTAATATACTTCTTAATCTAAATTCTAATGTCTCAAGTTTGCTAACATCTGATAACCAAAGATCATTGCATTCTTTAATATTAGTTATTGCAGAATTAAGATCATTATATCCTTCTAATAGTTTTACTCTATCAGCGTGACTAATTGTAAAGTTTTTCATTTTTTTGCTCCATTCTCATTAATAATTTGCTCGTTTAAAAAGTAAAGTTTATCTAATAATTGAAGTACCATTGATTGGCTATCAATTACTAAATAATCTTTATATGGTTTAAATACTGTAGTTAGTTTTATTTCATTGTACATATTAAGCCCCTAATTTAAATTTTAAATTGAATATTGGAATTAAAAATAAAGCTAAAAAGCATCCAATAGCGGATCCAATTGCAAGCGGCATATTCATTGCAAACAAGCCGCCTAAAAAATCACTAGTCATATTGCCAATTCCAGCGCCTACAATTGGCATTAATAAGCCCATTTTAAAGCGATTGGGTAGATATTTTTCAATCTCTATCCCAGTGAAAGCGCCTGCAATCATGACACCGTTATCAACGATGCCAAAAATTATAAAATCTATCATAATAGATCCCTTTATATAGTTATAAAATGGTTATTAAATAATAACCCTATAGCAGCCTAAAAATAAGCCGCTATAAGTTATCACTTAAAATAAGTATTAATCATTACAGAAGCATTTTGCCTTGTTTTATGCCGTGCAAAAATAACGGCTTCATTATGGGCAATTCCAGCTTCTTTATATTGCATTAAATACTCATTAAACATTTTTATAATAGATTCTTTTTGTTTTATTGATAATTCCATTTTAAGCCCCTTGTTAGTGTATTTTATAAGATATAGCTTTATAGTCTGAATTCCAGCATTTTCGGCAATCATTACATTTTCCGCCGTGCTTGTAACTTTCGCATTCAGTCCCTATAGGGTCTTTTGAGTGTACATTAGAGACCGTTATATTCTGAATACCTTTTAAACTATCAGGAATAATCACGGGTTTATCTATAAACATAGCGGACAAGCGAACTATTAAGTTTTTAGGAATAACATTTTTAGAAGCATATTCCTTGATAATGTTATATTCACGGGTTGGAATCCAAAATTTGGTATTTGGCATTAATTCCGCAATTTTACAGATTTTACCAAAATGCTCTATATTTTGAATATCACCTGAATCATGCCATCTAAAGAATGGTTGATTATTGATTAATTTAATCATAGCAGGAATCCAGCTATCAGATTGAATAGAATTAAGCCTTTTATATTGCATAGGTAAAATATTAGCTTTAAACCTATGATAATTGCCCTTGTTAGCATAGCAATTATTACAGATAGAGCCTTTAATTTTTGCCATTTTTGAACCAGTGATACATGCTTCAGTAGGTAAAGAATAAGAATCACAAGGCATTTTACTAGGTTTTGAACAATTGCCCGCTAACTCTATAGCTTCTTTTTTAGTTTTAAATAGTGTAATGGTATTCATAGCGCAGCCCCTCTATTAGCTAATTTTCTTAATTGTTCTTTAGTTATTTTGCGGGCTTCTGATATTTCAAAGTCATAAAATCTTTTATGATATAAAACATTTGAACCTATTGCATAGTCATAATATAAACCATAAATAGTGAATGATCCATCGCTATGCTTTTCTACACCGCCGTGTAAGTGATAATTATTATTTTTCATAGTATTAATTCCTTATAATAATATTGATAAAATAAAACATATTAAACAAAACCAATAGCATTGAAGCGTAATGGAATCCAATAACAGCTAATACAATAGCTAATAACGAGCTAACAATAAAAGCTGTAATATTTTTAAATAATGTTAAGTTATTCATAATTAATCCTTTAATTGTTTGAATATGGAATCTATTTCATTATTCCAATTATGTAAGTGATTTTTCCTAGCTAACTGTAGAGCATAGGTTAAAGCTAATACTTCTTTTTCTGTAAGTTTTAATGTAATCATAATTAATCCTTATGTAGTTGAATAGTTATTAAAGTATAAATAATTTTACTTAATATATCAAATATAAGTTTATCGTACTTATAAAGGGATATTCTAAAAAGCATTATTAAAAGCCTTCATGAATAGATAAGTTAACTGTATTATCCATAAAATAATATAAGTTAATATACATATCTTTTTTATCTAGATGCTTTAACTTTCTTAATTGCTGTAATAAGTCATTCTTTTGGATATATACATCAAGAGTTGTATAAGGCAAGTCCATTGTTATTTTATGTTTTGTCTTATTTAAAGCTTTTATTGCTTCTTTGATTGATAAGTTTTGTACCATTTTAAATACCTCTTATTGATTAATGACAAGTACAGATTAAAACATAATGAAATATATGTAAAGTTTATTTTACTTATTGAAATATAGATAGTGATAAGTTTTACTTATAACATTGATAAGAGAATAACGGCTTCATATAAAGCCCGTAGATAGATTTAAATAAGCAAGGGTAAGCTAACCCCTTAACAATAAAAGAAAATGCAATAGCGCTCGATTGTGTGCGTTTTAGAAGCATATATACATTAAAAGGTACATTTAAACATGGATAATCAAGAGAATAACTTAATTGAAGCGGAAACTTCAGAAAATAAAGGTGGCAGACCCCCACACCTTCCAACAGACGACACCCGAAAAAAAGTTTACGAGTTATCGTCAGTAGGAACTACATATGAAGATATCGCCAAAGTCATTGGTATCTCACACGACACCCTCACAAAGTACTATCGCCCAGAACTTGACAGAGGTCGTATAGATGCAAATGCTATTATTGCTGGTACTTTATTTAAACAAGCACAAGAGGGTAACACTTCTGCAGCTATATTTTGGCTCAAGACTCGTGCACAATGGAAAGAAACACAAAAACATGAACATGGTGGTGATCTAGATGGTTCACCAATTCAAGTAAAAGTAATCACTGGAATTGAGTAGACCCCCACCCCCTTTTTATATATACATAAATTCTCATTAATATTTGAAACGCCAGTAGGGTAAAATTATGCCGCTAAAAAAAGGTAAGTCACAAAAGGTTATCTCTGCAAACATTCGTAAAGAGATGAAGTCTGGTAAACCACACAGACAAGCTGTTGCTATTGCACTATCTAAATCTAAAAAAAAAGGTAAGTAACAATGGACTTTGCTAAACTATTACAAATGCTTGGATTAAACAGAAATCCAGTACAGCCGCCTATGTATCCATATGCTGAAATAGAAAAACAAATAATGCAAAGCGGTAATCAACCTTATTTTGGTTATGTATCTGATGAAGAACTATTAGCCATGCAAAACACAGCACCTTCTGCAGCAGTTGATAATGAAATATCAAGAAGAGCAGCAATGCGTGGTGAGAATCAAAACAGAATATTAGAAGAAGCAATGAAAAAAAGAAGAGAAATAGAAAATTTTCAAGGTTTAATATAATGGCTAAACAGGGACTCTATGCAAACATCCATGCAAAACGAAAAAGAATCGCAGCAGGAAGCGGTGAAAAAATGCGTAAAGCAGGAGCAAAAGGTGCACCCACAGCCAAACAGTTTAAACAAGCAGCAAAAACAGCCAAGCCTAGCAGAACTACTAAAAAGCGTGGGTGATTGTGTATGAAGAAAGACAGTAGATTATCAAGAGCAGGTGTTTCTGGATACAATAAACCTAAACGAACACCAAGCCACCCAAAAAAATCTCATGTTGTTGTGGCTAAATCTGGTGACCAAGTAAAAACCATACGCTTTGGTCAACAAGGTGTTACAGGTGATAAGAAGCCTACAGCTAGACAAAAGTCTTTTAAAGCAAGACACGCTAAAAACATATCTAAAGGAAAGATGTCAGCAGCCTACTGGGCTAACAAAGTAAAATGGTAGACGATAGCCCTTGTAATGGGGTATGTCGTATGAAGGACAATCATTGTATATCTTGTGGTAGAGACTACGAAGATTTAGCACAATGGTTATATATGTCTCGTGAAGCTAGATTAGAAAGAATGGAACAATTAAAATATGGCAAATGAATCTTATCGTGGTTATTTACCTCTTACAGAGGATGAAAGATTATTAGCTGAAGGATATATTACGCCTGATGTAAATACAGTAGGTGGAAGCGTTACAGCAAAACAACCAACAGATATTGGTCTATTATCTGCAACAGGTGGTCTTAACTATCAATACGATAATAAAGAATTTAATCCTTATGCAATAGGTCAAATACAAGGTAACAATTATAGCGTAAAAGCAGCAATAGATAATTATGTAAATTCTTTAAGCGGCAATATAGGAAATATTACTGGCTCTATTGTAGAAGATCCTTACGGCACAACAAAATCTTTAGGATATCAAAATCCAAATATACAAGCAAATGTATCTCAAAATGACATGGGAACATCAATAGATGTTAATGCTTTGTTAAAAATATTAGGTGGAGAAGGTTCTGTTGGAGCATATAAAAATCCATATGATAGTGGCATTAATTTTAATTGGATGAAAGAATTTTAAACTAAAGGAGCGATGACCCGTATGGAGTCGCAATCAATAGATACAGGGTATAGACCCCGTGTCCCACAAAAACAGATACACCAACTCGTTAAGAACAACCGTTTTTCAGTAGTGGTTGCTCATAGACGAATGGGAAAAACCGTATGTGCAATTAACCAACTGATACATTCAGCGTTAATTTCTGACAAAGCTAACCCTAGATTTGCCTACATTGCACCAACTTACAATCAAGCGAAACGAGTGGCTTGGGATTATCTCCTTGAGTACACTAGACCGCTAGGAGGTAAAGCAAACATTGCAGAACTACGAGTGGATTTTATGGGTCGCAGGATTTCTTTGTATGGAGCTGATAACCCAGACTCTCTTCGAGGTATCTATCTTGACGGCTGTGTTATTGATGAGATAGGTGATGTCAACCCTTCTTTGTTTACAGAGATTCTACGACCAGCATTAGCTGACCGACAAGGTTACTGTATTGCAATGGGAACACCGAAAGGTCAAAACCATTTTAAAGACTTAAGAGACAGAGGCGAGAAAAACGAAGGCTGGTCTTTACTTGAGTTTAAAGCATCAGAAACAGAGTTACTTCCTAAAGAAGAATTAAAAGCTGCCTATGATGAAATGGGCGAAGATAAATATATGCAAGAGTTTGAGTGTTCTTTCCAAGCTCCTGTTGAAGGTTCTTACTATTCTAAACTGATACATGATTTAGAAGAAAAAGGCAGATTAGTCTCTATAGAACCAGATGGTTTAGCTAGAACATACACAGGCTGGGACTTGGGTATGTCTGATTCTACAGCAATATGGGTAGCACAACTGGTCAACAAAGAGATAAGGTTAGTCGACTATGTGGAAAATCATGGTGTTGGTCTTGATTATTATGTTAGCTGGCTACAAGAAAACGATTGGATGTATGCAACACACATTCTTCCTCACGATGTTGCCGTTAGAGAGTTGGGTACAGGTAAATCGAGAAAAGAAATGTTGGAAGATGCTGGATTACAAATCACAATAGCACCCAGATTTAATGTACATGATGGTATTCAATCAGTAAGACGAATACTACCACGATGCTGGTTTGACCCAGAAAAAGTAAAACAAGGATTAGATGCTCTACGAAACTATCGAAGAGTGTTTGATGAAAAAAGAAATGTATTTCATGACCGACCGTTACATGATTGGTCATCACACGCAGCCGATGCGTTTAGATATTTAGCAGTAGGTTTAGACGAGTCTCCTATGGAGTCATGGCACAAACCTATTACAGTCAACAACAAATGGATTGTTTAAATGAGCGAAAAATTAAAAGCTATATTAGAAAATGAGATAGAAGATGCCATAGGTTATCTTGAAACGGAAACAACCGATGAAAGACAACAGGCACTCGAATACTATCTTCGTG